CCTTTACTGATTATCCTATTGAAAAACTTGATGATATTGAATTTGAAAAAGCACCCATTCGTAAATGCACCATTCTAACTTGGGACAGAAATAAGTATTGTGATGTCCTTGTATATTTTGTAGATGAGGATGGTGATTTGCGAGGACACATTACTAACTTCAAGCAGTGGTATTTGTATAAGAATGAAGCACGACTTGATGATGGTATTCAATTTACTGATGATGAACTGAAAACTCTTCCTTGGACTTGCCGATGACTGCTATTGAAATTGATGAAATGATGAACCGAATGGAATCATTTGGTGGTTCATTTGTTGTTGCACTTGCTTATGCAATGCGAAAAGCAGACCCATCAAATAAAACTAGACTGATTCTTGCCTTTCCTGAGTATGTGAAAGAGTATGGACCAGAAAGTCAGTTTCCTGCATACGAATGACAATGAAACCTAAGTTCCGTGCCGTATTAGAAATGGCAATAGAAGAAGGTGTAAGGTTTGGATACAATCGTGCTTTTAAGCATAATTCAGAACCACACATTGATTCTATATCTGATAGTATAGTTACAGAAATCTTTAATTCACTTGACACTTGGTTTGATGACATCAACGACACTGAAAACTAAAATGAATCCTGAAATTAAACAGAAATGGGTTGATGCTCTGCTTTCTGGCAAATACGAACAAGGCAGTGAGAAACTCCGTGGTGCAAATGGTTATTGTTGCCTTGGTGTTCTGTGTGACCTTTATTCACAAGAACAAAATAAAGAATGGGAGTTTAAGGGTTATTCAGAAAACTCTGAGGAAGAATCTCCAGATAGAATGGACTATTGGTATTTTGAGGGTGAAAGTGAGTTTCTGCCAGACTCTGTAAGAGAATGGGCAGGAATGACATTCAAGAATCCTCAGGTGCGAGTTGATGTCTCACCTGAGGATGATGAAGATGAATGGTTCTATCACGATGAGATTGCCAATCTGAACGATTCAGGTTATACTTTTGAAGAACTTTCTAAACTAATCAAAGAACAATTTTAATGGAAGAACAAGACACTCTGAATCAAGGACGTATTCCTACTCATAAAAGTGTAAATATTGCATTTTTCTTTAATGATGAGATGGATGATGGTGAAGTGAGAGACTTTATTGAACGTATGACCGAAAAGTATCATCATCCTGATGACATTGTGAAAGATTATGAATACTGGTATGATGAGTGAGTCTAGTGTGAGACTGTGCCACTTGTAGAGGTGGCACACTACATTTCCCAAACCCCCTGTTGAGGTGCTACAATGATTGCATTGAAGGTTGAGAAACCAATGACCGAAACACAAGTTCAACTCAAAGAATCCACTGTAGAGTTCATTGATGAACTTGTCTCTGAAAATTATGCTCAAGATGACATCTATGATTTCATTGCTGAGTATGGTGAAGATAATCTCACTCAGCATTATGTGAATTATGTTGAGATTGGTGAATCTTACTCATACAGGGCAGCAGACATCTTCATTGAAGAGTTTGGCATTGACAATATAGAGAAGTTTGAAGATGCTTTCCGCGGAAGTGGATACGCATCTAAGGCAGACTATGCGGAACAATTCGTAACTGATTGTTATTGCATTGATCTTCCTACTTTCATTGAGATTGACTGGGAAAATACCTTTGACAATCTTGATTGTGTTTATGTCAATGGTTTTGTTTTTGATACCCAATTCTGAACTATGAAACTGCAATCTAAAGACGGTTCAATGGTGGTAGATTTCTACCCCATCAAAACACCTTTTGGTGATGTGTCTAAAGAATGGTGCTTAAAGATTCTTACCTTTATGGGTAAGACTCAATCTAAGAAGTTTCTTAATCGGGTTGAGATGCACCTTGAGATTCAAGAATATCTCAATCACACAATTCCTTATGAAGTTGTGGATTTCAATACGATTCCACAACTTGCCAATCCATTTGCTACTGTTTGATTATGTTGTATAAAGTTACTGACATTGAGTTTGATTTTGAGGATGAGGATGGTGATGTCCTTCCTTATGATGAACAAGTCGCAGTTGCTCAATCAGTTCTTGATGATGTCTGGGAGGTTTATGATGAAGATGAACTTGCAAATGTAATTACTGATGACACTGGATGGTGTATCAAGTCATTAAACTATCTTGAAATTACTGAATCTCACTGAAATGCCTGAAATTAACAAAGAAGACCTGATTGATGCTTATGCTCAGCAACTGCTGGATAGCATGGACATGAAGACTATGGAACGTTTTGTGTATGATACTCTGGTAGAAAATCTTACAGATTATACTGAGGAAGAGTTGATTACTGAAGTAACAGATTGTTATCCAGAACTTCTGGATGATTCTTACATCTGTCCCACATAGTCCAAGGTTGAGATGTGCCACTTGTTCTTCTGGCACACTAAACGAGCACAGACCTCAAAAGGTGCTATATTAAAGGGGTGGTGAGGGAGGCAATAAGACCACCTCAATAACGTCAACTGACATCTTGGCAAGTATGCTGTTATCAAACCTCATCACTTCTCACAAAAGTCCAACTTACTTTATTATTCTTAAAATGACTGTTGCTACTCTGCCTGTTGATGTGATGGTTGGTATGCTCCGTAAGGGTGAAACCGGCAATGACATTCTGGATATTCTGAATGTTCTTGTTGCTGATCAAACTGAACTCACTCGTGAGCAAGTTTGTGAAGATCTGGGCATTGCTGATTGTCCCGAGAATGATGATGAGATTGAAGCATATATTGCCAATGCTACGGTTGCTGTCTGAGTTTAATTTTGGGGGGAGATTCTTCTCCCCTCTGTGGATTTAATTCATTTATCACTGATTCTAATGTTTCTTTCCTGTCCTGCTTCTTTTGACCTGATTGATGCTGAGTGGTATGATAATCTAGATGATGCAAAGGAAGATGCTCTTGATTGGAGTGTAGAACTGTCTGGTGAGAATGTGATTGTTTATCAGGCACTTGAGAGTGAAGATGGTGCTTATGAGTTCAACAAACTCTATGCTATCTCTGCCTGAGTCCAGTGTTGAGAAAGACGGTTTCTGAACTGTCCATAAAGTCCCCCACTGGGGCACCAGATGCCCTATAATACAGAGACACAAGCAAAGGAACCTAATGGATCGTCAGCAAGTCATCGCAAAGATTCAATCCATCCTGAAACTTCAGAATGGAACTTCTTTTGAGGGTGAGGCAGATGCTGCTGCTAAGATGATTGATAAACTGTGCAAGCAGTATGGTGTTACGATCACCGAAGCAACTGAAACTCAAGTTCTTGATGAGTCTTTTGTTTCTTTCAAGAGAATCAATGTTGCACTGACCACTCTTGCCAATGCGATTGCTAACTTCTATGATGCAAAAGCATATATGAAGAATGGTGATTCCAAGTCTCTGCAAATCATCGGTAGTGAAGCACAACAAATCCAAGTGCGACTCTATTATGATTACCTGGTTCAGGTGATGGAGAAAGAGGCAGATATTGCACATAAAGCAGAAAAGATTATGTGCGACATCAAAGGAACTGTGATCTCTCGTAGTTTCAAACTTAATTTCCGTAAGGCATTTGCAGATAAAGTTGCGGAACGTCTGAAAGAAATGAAACTCGCAGAGAACCGAGTTCACGATGATGCCGATGCAGTGAAGAATAAACTCTCCACGATGCGATTCGGACGTTCCAAGAAGATGAATGGTGCTAGTGGTGCTGGTGCTTATTCTGGTGCAAACGTAGGTGCTGGTGTTTCTTTGAATCGTCAAGCATCTGGTTCTGTTACCAAGCAACTCTGTGGTGTGTGAGTTAAACACTCCTTCTTTCTTTTTTTCCTTTCTTTATTTCTCCAACACAATGAAAATGTACCTGACTGTTCCTGAAATGAAAGTGATGTGGATTGTTGGTGCTGCCGAACGTCTTGCGACATTGGGTATGCTTTCTTCCGACATTCCAATGAAACTTTCTGCTGATGCAGTCGATTATTTTATTGAGATTGATAATCACCGCAATATTCTGTTTCCAGATGATTTTGAGATTGAACAAATCTTCAGAATCATTGCAAAAGCAGAGAATGAATGTGAAGTATCTGATGATGACATGAATCAAATCATCAAATTGATTCTTGAATATAAGAACAATCGCACTGAGATTGTGAAGTATGCACTGTCGCATCAGACTATCTAAGTCCAATGATACGGTGTGCCACTTGTAGTGGTGGCACACTAAAAGAGCACAGACCCCTCTGAGATGGTAGACTGAACGGAGTTCAGAGATGAGAGAAATGACTGCTTTCACCATCACTAAAAAGGGTCAAGAAATCTCTTTTGAGAGTAAGTTTGATTCTTTGGATGATGCAAAAGATTATCTTGCAAATAACATTAAGTATAATGATTTTGTAAGTGATCTTCTGTCGAAGAAGAAAGTTTCTGTAAAGCAGATTGCTTGGATGCACTATCTTGCAACTCAGGATGTGATTGATTCTGAAACTCCTGCAGAAGATGGAGATTATCTGAAACTGGTGAATATGATGTATAATGCTGTGCAGAATAATGTTCGCAAACTTCAAGTGCGACTGCCTGGTATTACTCTTTCCACGGTGAATAAAGGTGTAAACATTGGTTGTGTTTATGTTTATGAAAACAATCAATACGTTGCTAAGATTACAACTTCTGGTTTTTTGATGGGTAATGTCTCCGATGATGTTAAAAATCTTCTGGAGGATGCCAATGATAATCTTCTGCAACTTGCGAAGATTTATGGTCACGAATCTGGTTCTTGTTCAATTTGTGGTCGCAAGTTGGATAATCCTCTCTCTGTGCAAATGGGAATTGGACCGATTTGTGCAAAGCGGTTCGGTTGAGTTCTTTATTTGAAATAAAATGAATTACGATGATTTTATGCACAATGCGAATCGTGCATACCTGGATCTAGATGTAGAAGACCAACAACGGTATGGTCAGTTTCTGATGAATTATCTTCATCAACATCATCCAGACATTGTTGTTCCTGAAGAAGTTGATTGTTTCTACAACAACAACAAAGTTCCTAACTTTCTTCAATTCATTCACTCCCTAGATTCCAATGTTTAATCAACTTACGTTTGTTCCGCATGATATTCCTAATGCTGTTCAAGGAAAGTATAAGTTTTCCAATGGTTGGGAGATTAGTGTAGTTTCTGGTCCTGCTGGTTGTGGATTGTATGGTGTTATCAGTGACTTTACTTATGAAGTTGCAATCTTCCGACCGAATGGAAATATGACTGAAGATGTAAGTGGTTGGAATACTAAAGAAGAAGTATCTGCGATGATGTGGGTACTGTCTCAACTCTAGTCTCTTATACCGTGTGCCACTTGTTCTAGTGGCACACTAAATGAGCACAGACCCCAAAACCTGCTATAATAAGAGGACACAAGCAACTCAAATGGACATTATTCCTCCCGGTTATCAACTTCACATCACTTCATGGGAAAACGATGCTGATAATTACAATACTAAAATACTCTCTGGTCTGACCAAAGAGGATGTGCGGTTTTATATTCATTTTCTAAGTCATTTTAAGAGTCATAAACCTTACGGAAATGAGCATATTCAAGATTATCCGGATGCAGAAAAGATTGCAATTACCAACGCATATGAGAAGTGTCGTCCAACTACTCCACAACTACTTGAAGATGTAGAAGACTCGATTGAGTATTGGAAAACAAATGATTATGCTTGTGATTGGGTAAATGAAACAGTTGGTATTTGGCATGAAGGTGAACTTTATCGAGTATTTGATAGTTGTGAAGTGTATCTAATTGATACTCCTATTCCGAATGCAACCGAGGAGTTTGTGGACGGTTACTGAACTGGTACACTAAAAGAGCACAGACCCCTAAACCTGCTATAATAAGAGGACACAAGCAAAGGAAAATGACTTACATTCCTCCTCAAATTGGTGACATTAAAGTTTTCATTGGAGAAGGTTCAAATGGAACTTTTATTGTTCAGGTTGAAGAGTTCAAAGAAAACACTTTGCGAGGTGATGCTTACTGGGTAACCAAAGTATTCAAAAAATACAAGAAACAACAAGACGCAATTAAGTTTGCTTCCCGTTTTCAATAATCTCTCTCAACTCTAAAGTAGCAATGGAAGACCAAGTTAAACTGCTAATGCAAAGAATCAAAGAACTCAAGAGTGAAAGAGACAATACACCGAAACATCAATCTCAGGTGATTGAATCCATTACTGAAGACATCAATTACTATCAGAATCAAATTAATTTTATGGTAAATGAGATGTAATCTCACCCTGAGTCTCTTATACCGTGTGCCACCTGTAGCACTGGCACAGTAAATGAGCACAGACCCCTGGATGTGGTATATTAAAGAGGTGGAGGGGTCTGGTCCCATCCGAGTCCAATTCTTCATTCTTTATGCAAACTCTTCAGATGACTGCTGCTCAACGGATGGAAAAGCAATTCTTTATCAATTTCATTCAACTTGTGAATGATGTTCAAGGTAAGCAAAAACTTCCTTCGCAAATCAATTCCAATCGTAAATCTACCTGGATCAAACAAACACAGAATCCCAAGCAAAAGAAAGATGCTCTTGCTCGCATCTAGTTCTTTCCTCTTCATCTGATCCACATAAACATCACCAATGTTGATTAAAACTGTTTTTGACGTTCAAACAAAACAACCTGGTTATGCTATTTGTGATCCCAAAACTGAACGATGTGGTTTTGTGACTTACTTTATCACTAATGCTATTAAAGCAGGACAATGTAAGTCTTTTGATGAAGTGAAAACTCTGATTGCAAGCAGCAGCAATTGATGTATTCACTGAACTTCTGAATGAAATTGAAAATGAGTCCTGAAACAATGATTATTCTTCAAAAAGAAAACCACGGGTGCATTTATACAATTGATCCTGATACTCAAGAACTCTTCTATGCCCCCATTCATACAAACAACACTGTAAATCTTTCTGAGTTTGCACCTGTTGATCTTACATCAGAAGATAATGTAGATGAAATCCTAAACATTCAAAAAGAACTGATTGCTCTAATTAAATGAAACAAACAGTTAAAGATCTTATCAATCAACTTGAAAAACTTGATCCGAATGAAACAATCTTCTCAGTCATTTACACTAAGCAGAATGTAAAAGAAGATCTGGAACATTATGATCACAATACAGGTGAAATTGTTTATCCATATAATGATGATCTAGCAGAACAAGTTCTTATCAATCTAGATTGTTATGATGTAATCTATGAAACGATTTACAAGAGTGTAAGAGATGAAATGTCTTATCAAGTAGATCAACTCTCAAGAAAAGAAAACATTTTATTTGAATCTGCATCTTATTAAATCACAATGACTGAAACATTTGTAAGGTTGAATGAAGATCAAATCAATCTTCTTCTTTATTGTATAGAGCAGCAAGAGTATGAGTTTAATGATGATGAACAAGTTCTATGCGAAGCAATCATTGATACTTTCACCTCTGCTTTAGTAGAGATAAACACTTAATCATAAGATGAAATAATCATTTATAACGATAAAATGTTTTAATTGATAATTAAATTAAATGTATTAAAAAACATATGTTAGTGTTTTGTGTTGATATAATGATAGTGTTATAATAGTCTTTATATCCTCTTTATATCATCTTTAGACACTTATAAATGCCTCCAGGTCTTGTTGTCTAGGCCCGCATTATACCATAAGACCCAAAAAAAGTCAAGGGCATTACAGACACTCCTAGGGGTGGCACAAGACATATAGACAATGAAACTCCTGAGACTCACACATCTTATGAGTCTCAGGAGTATTTTATTAGTTACTCGTAAGACTCATAGGACGCAGACACTTTGAGAAGTGGCACAGTGACTCGTGAGTCTCAGGCATTGTGCGGTAGACTTATAGGGTCGGGAGGGAGGGAATATTATAAAACTCCCAGAATCCCAGTGTTTATAATACTTTTCAGGGACATTATAGTTTTGTCCCGAAACCCCCCATAAATAACCATAGTTTCGGGACAAAACTAATGAGACCCCAAAAGTATAAGAATTTAGGACCAACTGAAAGAATGAGAGTGCCTTTATGCAAAAAGATTGAGACATTATGTCAAGTATTAGACGAAAAAGTAGAACAAGGTTATGATGCCGTTGAGTTATTAGATTCGTTTATTGAGAGTATTAGTAATTAGTCAGAACGTGATTGTGGAAAACCTGTGGAAGGTTCGTTATACCCTGTGGAAAACTATTCGTGTTAGAATCTCATTCGTCCTGAGAGTTCGTTATACATAAGAGTTCGTTATAATCATTCGTTGTGCTTATAGTATTATAATATATTCGTCTTATAGTATAATAATATAATAGCAACGTTATGTTTGAGACCCCCCATAAGGTTTGCTATTTCAATCAGACAGTGCTATACTATTCGTTGTACACAGTTTCTGACATAAACTGATGTCGTCCTCTGAGTATCATAAACTCTCGGAGGAGTTCGTTATACAACCCCCCATAAGGTTTGTTATTCTTTTCGTCCTGTGCTATACAATTCGTTATACACAGTTCGTGATACAAACTGATGCCCTCCGTTCGTTTATACTAACCCCCCATAAGGTTTCGTATTAGAATTAAACAGTAATGAATATAAACTATTCGTGATTGTTCGTTTATTATAATTAAACAGCACTGTTTGACAGTTATATTTTGTGTTGTTGTATTCTTATACCTAACCGATGCCCCCTATATAAAATCAATGGGTCCTTCAAGGCTACACCGAACCGAAAACGAGAGAGTAATTGTCTTTCAAATAAAAAAATTTTTCCAAAAAATTTTTCCAAAAAAGTTGAGGGCACAAGAACAAAAAATGATATATAAGTTTAGAATTTAATCAGAAAAATGACAATGAGACTGGAGATTGATGATTACGAAAAAGATCTAATAATTGATACAATTCAACATAGATTAGACACCGATAAAATTTTAGTAATCAATGATAGACTGAGAGAAGAACTTGAAGATCTTCTAAGGAAAGTGGAAGAAGATGAATACGTATAATATTTCAGTAAATGGAAATGAAATATTAAGTCAAGTGCCGCAGAATGATTTACAGGAAAATCTGAAACTTATCAGAGGACTTGTATGGACATCTGGGGGAAATGATGGGGATATTACAGTATCTCTAAATAAGAATGAAAACCATTGCAATGAATGATTTGTGGTGGTAGAATACTAAAGAACAGATTATTTTTCGCAATTATTTTTTATGGCTAAAGGATTTACGGTAAAAGCAAAACTTCCGACAGGACCTGTGGAAGGAGAGTTTAATTTAGAAGCAGCAAAAGAAATGATCCGAGGCAAATCAATTGTCTTTTGTTTGCCTGGACGAGGAGTATCTTATCTGTATCTGAAGAATTTTGTTCAGTTGTGTTTTGATCTTGTACAGAATGGTGCAAGTATTCAAATTTCACAAGACTACAGTTCAATGGTGAACTTTGCACGATGCAAATGTCTTGGAGCAAATGTTCTCAGAGGACCCAAGCAGATTCCTTGGGATGGAAAACTACAGTATGATTATCAACTCTGGATTGACAGTGATATTGTCTTTGATACTGAGAAGTTCTATCGTCTTGTAGCAATGGACAAAGAGATTGCTGCTGGATGGTACTGCACTGAAGATGGTCACACCACATCGGTTGCCCATTGGTTACAGGAAGATGATTTCAGAAGCAATGGTGGTGTAATGAACCACGAGACACTGGAGACCATTCAGAAACGTCGTAAACCATTTACAGTGGATTACACAGGTTTCGGATGGGTTTTGATTAAGAAAGGTGTATTTGAGAATCTTGAGTATCCTTGGTTTGCTCCGAAGATGCAGGTCTTTGAATCTGGTGAAGTTCAAGATATGTGTGGAGAGGATGTTTCATTCTGTCTTGATGCAAAAGAGGCAGGATATGAGATTTGGTGTGACCCTTTGATTCGAGTTGGTCACGAAAAGACACGAATCATCTGATAAGTGTCTAGAAGGTATTTCTTGACCTTCTTTGAAACGTTATGATAGAATGTCTCTATAAGGTTTGTATCGTCTTATAGAGGCATTTTTATTGGCTTGAGAGACTTTATAAAAACCCCCTTATAAAAACCGTTAGATGGAGAACTAAAATGGCACAAAAGAGTCGGAAGGATATGAAGATTGAGAGTATTCCGAAGAATACTCGACAAGGTGAAGGTAGAAATACTAAATATGCTGCTACGAGTCGCAATGGGGCACGTAAGAGGTACCGAGGTCAAGGACGGTAAATATGGCTTATTTAAACCATAGTCTTCCAGATTGGTCCTGTTATATTCGTAATGAATTTCTTTTTAATCACAAGAAAGGTCACGGTGAAGTAACTAAATGTGATGTTCATTGTGTTGCTAGTATTGAAAAAAGAGTTCCTTTATTTGAGGCATTCCTTGAGAATGGCGTGAATTGGACTCGTAGACCTCTTCACGCATTTTGTTGGAAACCAGATGCAGAAATAGAACCTTTAGAGGATCTTATGTACTGGGACTGCTTTTCACCGTATGTTGATGTTCAAAAACGTGCCCGTCTTGCTGGATTGCAAGCAGAATTGATTCGTCCTGATGGAAAAAAAGTGATTGGGAGCTATATGTTTACCCTTGATTGGTCATGGGAAAATAAAGGAGTCACTGATCTTAATTTTTCAGAGACTCCTGAACATAAATGTGCTCATTTATTCAAGGTGGAAACTGGAAATTACTATGCATATCCAAACAATCGCATTATTTGGTATGATAATGCCTGGACTTTCAATAGAATTGACAAAAATCCAGGATATGAAATTGATTTGACAGTATATTCGGTTGAAAATAAAAGAAAAATCGAAACATCTGATCATTACATGTACGAAATTACAAATTTAAATCAAAATAAATAAATTTTTACTAAAGATATTGAGTTGAAACAGTTTTCGATGGGCAATCACCTTCTTTTGGAGGTTTATGATATAGAACACAATCTTCTGAATGATGGTATTTCTCTTCAGGGGGTGATGGAACGTGGAATTGAACGTGCTGGAATGACTATTTTAAATATTTTTCAGCACTGTTTCTATCCTCAAGGAGTTACGATTGTAATTGCTCTTTCGGAAAGTCATGTTTCGTGTCATACATGGCCGGAAAGAGGTTGTATTGCCATAGATGTATATACTTGTGGTGAAGGAAATCCAAAATTAGTTGCACTAGAATTGTTGAAGTATTTTAATTCGGATAATTATAAACTTCGTCAGTTGGATCGTTAAATAATAATAGAGATAGCAACCTCTTTAAAAGTTCCGGTTTTACTAAAAACAGGAGTTGCAAATGTCTTTTTATCAAATTGATAGAAATAAAGATTATATGAGAGAAATGTGGGGAACTACAAGTCTCATTACTGATTACAATCAACAAAAAAATACAAAAAAAGTACTTCAGGAGATTATGCACGATCATGCACCAAAGCATGATTTTAAAAAACAAACTGAATTACACGAAAAGATCAGAAATGATGAAGATTATGATGATTGGAATTATGGTACAGAACCAGTCTATGGGAAAATTGTCTGAAAAGTCTTATAGATATATAAAAGACAATTAATCTTAGATGCCAATTAGCATTTCAAGATCTTTTAAAGACATTAGTTTGTCTTTTTCACGTCATCCTGTTACAAATGATATTTTAATTTTAAAAAATGAGGATGCAATTAAAAGATCTGTTCTCAATTTAGTTCAAACTCAAATTAGTGAGAGGTTCTTCAATAACTTATTGGGAACCTCTGTGAATTCTTCTTTGTTTGAACTTGCAACACAAGAAATAGAGATTATTTTAAAAAGAGAAATTGAAACTGTATTAAATAATTTTGAACCAAGAATTAGATTAAATAATATAGAGGTAGAAGTAATTGATGATTATAATGAATTGACCGTTAAAATTGTATATGACATTGTTGGACTACCATTACCACTACAGAATATAGAGTTTATTTTACAACCAACTAGAATATAATGTCCTTCAATAACTTTACAAACTTAGATTTTAATGATTTAAGAACTCAAATTAAGAGTTATTTGAGAGCAAATGCAAATTTTACAGATTTTGATTTTGAAGGATCTAATTTTTCTGTTTTAATTGATATTTTAGCATATAATTCTTACATTACTGCATTTAACACCAATATGGTGGTGAATGAATCCTTTATTGATAGTGCAACTCTTCGGGAGAATGTTGTTTCTCTTGCACGTAATATCGGATATGTACCAAGATCAAAAAGTGCATCAAAGGGAAAAATAAGTTTTTCCGTAAGCACACCTAGAGATTCTAGTGGTAATTTAATTTCAAAAACAGTTACTTTAAAGGCAGGAGTAGTTGCCTTAGGTGCTGTGGAGGGGGGAAATTATATTTTTTCAATTCCAGAAGATAAAACAGTTGTTGTTGGAAATGATGGATTTGCAAATTTCACAGATGTTGAAATTTATGAAGGAACATTTTTAACTAAATCATTTACAATTGACGATTCGCAACCAAATCAAAGATTTTTAATTCCAAATGCAAGTGTGGATACATCCACACTTCGTGTGAAAGTTACAAATGTTATAAATGAAAAATATGAGTTATATAATAATATTTTTAAAGTAGACAAAACTTCAAAATTATTTTTAATACAAGAAGTTAGTGATGAGAAATATGAAATTGTATTTGGTGATAATATTTTAGGAAAAAGACCAATTAGTGGAAGTACCGTTCTTGTTTCCTATATTGTAACAAATGGAAAGGAAGGTGATGGTTGCTTTAACTTTACATTTTCAGGAATTTTAGTTGATAATAATCAAACAGCAATCACAAGTGGAATTTCTTTAATTACCACAACTCAAGTATCAGAAAATGGTGACGATATTGAGTCTATTGATTCAATTAAATATCTTGGACCAAGAGTCTATGCCTCCCAGTATCGTGCAGTTACTGCAAATGACTATAAAGGATTAATCCCATCTATTTTTCCAAATGTAGATACTGTTACTGCTTATGGTGGAGAAGAACTAGACCCACCAGAATATGGAAAAGTTTACATTTCAATAAAACCAAGAAATGGTAAATTTTTATCTCAAATCTCAAAAAATGAGATTAAAAAGCAACTAAAGCAATATTCAATTGCAGGAATACAACCAGAGATTATTGATTTGAAATATTTGTATGTTGAATTGGAATCCTCTGTATATTATGACAAAAGTTCAACTTCAAGTGTTACTGATTTACAATCTAGAGTTATTAATTCATTAAAGAGTTATGCAAAATCAACAGAATTGAACAGTTTTGGTGGAAGATTTAAGTATAGTAAAGTTTCAACGTTAATTGATAGCACAAGCACTGCAGTCACTTCAAATATCACAAAAGTAAAAATAAGAAGAGATTTACAACCAGCACTCAATACTCTTGCAAATTATGAACTTTGTTTTGGAAATCAATTTCATATTCAAAAGTTAATTGATGGGAAAGGATATAACATAAAATCTACAGGATTTACTGTCAAAAATATAGCAGATAAATTATATTTAAGTGATACACCAAGGACAGATGAAGTTGGAACTATCTTTTTCTTTAGACTTGTGAATGGAGTTCCATTCATTGTAGTAAATAATGCAGGAGAAGTTAATTACAAAAAAGGAGAAATATTATTAAATCCAGTGATTATAACTTCTTCGGATAATTCTTCGGGAATACAAATTCAAGCAATTCCGGAATCAAATGATATCATTTCTTTGAAAGATATATACTTAGAGATGGATACTACTACACTTAAAGTAACTATGCTAGAGGATGTGATAACTTCTGGAGAAAATACCTCTGCAACAGAATATCCAGTCACATCTAGTTACAA